CTGTAGTATGTCTTGTTATTACTCTCTTGTTACTACTCTTATTACTATCCTTGTTAATACTACTATTACAGCTTCGCTTACTTACTTTCATATAGATACACGATTAGCAATGTTTATAGTGTCTCCTATAGTGCAACAATCAATTACTACCATGATAACAGGAGCGTAACAGTGGTGAAACAGTAGATAGATACACACCACACTCACCCCGCTTTAACCTTTATTACCCCGCTTGTACCCTTTTTTCCTATGAGGTATCGATGGGGGAATCTGCGAGGGTCGATGTGTTGATGTACCCTCACAAATTTCTAACCCGTTAAAACATTCCGGTACCCCCACAGATTTCTAACCTGTTATAACATCCGAGAAAACATTTGAGTATTTATCTGTATCACTATCTCTCCTGCACCCTAAAGAAAGAATCTACTTCAGCAGTAACATCGTTATTACCGTTGTTATTAGCCACCTGTAGCATTATATAATCATTCTGCTCTAACTTAATACCAGAGAGTACAGTAAAGAAGGCAACATCTCTACCACCTACAAGAGAGTTAACTTGTCTTCGTTGATTACCGAAATATAGGAAACTACCCGCGGAGTCATCCCATTTCTTGAATCGTATCTCAAGTACATCATTAGCATTAGATTCAAGTATTAAGTCAGCAGTGAGATTAAATTCTATAGGATTAACCCCTGTATGCCTTAACTGTCCTGAAGCTGGGGCATCGAAGTGCTGTAAGCCCAATGTACTCCACGTCCCATTAAGATCATAGAAGGTACTACCTGAGGATATCCCAGTAGTACTTGCTGAGCTAATAATACTCTTACCACCTACATAAGTATTCTGCATCCCTACGCATCCTTTATACTGCGCCTGTACATCAGCCTTTGATAAGTTAGGTGTGATATTAGAATCAGTAGGATCAAATACACCGTTACGTGAGATAATTACCTCAGATAACTGCACTGTATTAGGGTTAGGGAAATGACTAGGATTGAAGTCAAAGAAAGCTACGTTGACTGGTAGATCAATATTCTGATTAGACCTAAAGCGACTAGCCATGCTGAATCCTGTGCCTGCTTTAAATAAAGGATCAGTCATACCTGCATCTAAGGAACGTACTATACTAGAGTCAATGAAGTACCCACCTACCCATGTACCTGCTAAAGTAAGCGTAGGAGATCCACCGAACCTACCTGTACCTGTTTCAAAGCCCTGCCTGTAACCATCAAGAGTACCTAATGAGCTACAGTTATTGTAGTTAATCCTTGCGAACTCAAATGCATTAAATCCAGTGGCATCCTCTAGGTCGTATACCTGTGCCCCTGCGCCTGTTACCTCGATAGCATAGTCACGCCCCAGTATGTTCCCTGAGCCGCCTACAGGACTTGTGAACATAGTATAGGAAGGTGAAGATGATATAAGTTTAGATACATCAAAGGTTAAGCCTGTAAGGTTCAAACCACCTGCGGGTACTTCTATTGACTGGTTCCCCATATCAATGATACCATTAATAATATATACTACAGTAGAGTCTAGGGTACCAGATAGATCAGCAGCTTCATTAACTACTACCTGCTTAGTGACAAGAGCGTTATGTGTACTGACTTCTAAAGCAGCTACTCTAGACTCTGAGTCTGTAGAGTTAGCATTGATAACGGTATTCATATTGTTTACTTCAGCAGCAGTTAAGAGATCAGACGTACTCTTTGCTACTACTGTTGTAGATGTTTGTGTCATAATTATTCCTTTAGGCTAAGGTTAAAGGTAGTACATAAGGGAAACCTACAGATGCAGCCCACCCTCTTTGAAGTAATACCTCAGCTATTTCATTACGTGCTAATATCTCTGCACTTGGATAGATAGCATCTACCTTTGCATTAAATACTTCTACGGTTCTTTGTGGTACATATCCCGGCTCAGCAGTTACTCCATCTATAGGAGCGTTCAGCCCTGTACCCCCTAAGGATACAAAGGCTGTGTTCAAAGCTGTCTCCATTGCACGAATACGCGAAGGTAGCATGTACCCAGCGTATCCTGCATGAAAGTCTACGGATTCAATATGTTTAACCAGCCAGAGAACGTTAAGTTCATCTGCTGTCATACACTATCTCCTAAGCGAATGTCCAACCTTGCTTCGTTAACCAGAACTGCAACTGCGCCGCTATAGCAGCCTGTACAGCAACGTTATCACTTAACCTACGTACACGTGTAGCCTTGATACGCCAAGCTCTGTCAAAGCCTGTGAAGGCGGAGTAGAGTGCCTTGAGTTTAACTGTAGCTGCTGGTGTTGCATCTGGTGCTGTACCAATTGCTGTACCCGGCATAAGGAAGTAAAGGGTGTGTATATGAGCTTCGATCTGTCTAGCTACCTCTGCACTTGATCGTCTGCATAGTTGATGTAATTTAATAAGTGGCTGTTGTAAGTCATTAGCCGTAACAACCTCCGTTGCTGGAAAGTCTGATACTATTAGTGTGCTCACGGCACCTCCTATCTTAACGGTTCTAGTTCTCTGAGTTGCAGGATTACCCGCTTCATCAGTATGGTTATAAGTTACTACATATGTACCCGCTGTGCTTGTATCAACAGTGTCACCACCTACAGTAGCAGCTCCTGCTCCATCTACGTTGTCAGTCCATGTGGCACCGAGTTCAGTATATGTTGCATCTAGTACTAATTGTATAGAGGTACTACCTGTGACAGTAATCACTGGGGGTATAGGATCAGCTAATACATCAACTGTCCTAGTCACCTCTGTAGCAGCATTACCAGCAGCGTCAGACACGTTGTACCTAATAACGTAGGAACCAACCGTATTGACATCAACGGTGTCACCTGAGACAACAATGTCATTAGTCAGTGTACCATCCGTCTCATCAGTTGCCGTTGCTCCTGCATCTGTATAAGGTGCTTGCTGAGCGTGTGCTACTGTAGCTGACCCGAGTAACGTAATGATCGGCTTAGTCACATCACCCCCGGGAGTAATAGATGGCACTACTAAGGTGCCAACAGTACCCCACACGTCATCACTCTGGTCATTAATCCAGACGTTCCAAGTCGTACCCTCTGGGAAGGCACCTACCGCCACATCTGGTGCATGTACCGTGGAGCCTCCTGTCTGCTCAACGTATAGCCTATCGCCTACCGCTAGGTTCGGGTAGTTAGTTGAGCTAAAGGCTCCTGTGCGTGACTGAAGGGTGGCGTAGTAGTCACCTGTAACTGGCTCAACCTGCCGTATGATAGACGCTGCTTGCGCTCCGTCAGTCACGGTGATCGTTAGGTCAGTGTTGTATAGATTAGTCTTAGCACCGTGTGACTTGAGGTCAGGAATTGTAAGTACAGACGTTGAGGCGTTCTGACTATCTGCAGTGACAGCTAAGCCGCCAATCGTGTAAGTCTTCCCGCTAGCGCTTGCATTACTATGCGTAATTGTTAGCGTGTCGCCTTCTTGGAGTGGGCCTGCTGTCGCTGAATCAATCCGAAGAGCTGGAACATAAGCAACTTCCGTCGTCCATTGCCCTGCTGAAGTATCAAGTACTCGGAAGTTAAATGCTGTGTCATTCGGTGGAACACCATCAGCGCCTACGGTATTCCCGTTAGTCGCGTAGTAATCACCTGACACAACAGTAATGCCATGACTATCTAGAACCTGCTTAGCCAATGACGAAGCAGTATCAGCACCTGTACCATCAGATACTTGTTGCACCCAGCCAGCAGGCAGCTCGTAAGCTACTAGTAGGCTTGCAGTACCTCCATCATCTTCAGCTTCCAACAGATGATCGCCTGCTGGTAGACCAATCCATTCATCGACATCGAATGTTATGTCGTCGATTGTTGTGGGTACAGCCGCCGCTGTAACGTTTATATTCGTAGTTACGGAGGTTCCTGCACCAAAGTAGCCTAGATGAAATACGCCATCTCCCATTGTTAAATCGTTTGAGTGCGTGGCGCTATCAACCAGTACATCATCAACAAACACACTGTAAAGATTTACTGCGTCATGCGTGATCTTGACAGTTACGACTGAGCCTGTTGTGTAAGCAGTCGCTGAGTCAGTAAACAGCACCGTGTCGGTGTAGTTGTACTTTTCAGTAAACGTAAAGTTAAGGTTTGTGCCGTCTGGCTTAATTCTCAGAATTAGAGTATCTGGCCCTGCCACCGTTCCTATATAGCAATAGAGAGAGGTGTAATCTGTATCAAGATCAATATCAAACTCAGCAACTAAGTTATCTAAGTCAACCGTAGTGATTGCATCGTTTGGCGAATCGTGCGTCTGGGTATCTGTGAGCGTTATCGGCCCTGCATTTACGTAGCTCATTCAAATGCTCCTAAATGGTTAGTTGTTGAACGGGCAGTCATTACAATTCCCCTATGATGTCAGGCGGAAAGCTCTGTGATTGCGCGTTGTTACCCCACGCTGTAATCGGTAGAGATACGCCACCTAGCTTCAAAGACTTCAATGTAGAGGTCTCAAGGAAAGCTGTGACGTTAGCCACGTTACCCGTTGAACCAGCTACGAGCGGGTCTGTTGATGAGGTGATTGCTCTGGCGGCAACAGGCTCTTGCATGAAGACAGCGAGGACACCTACAGCTTTTGGTGTACCACCCCAAGTAATAGTAGGAGAGGTCTCTGCTATAGCACCTAGATTTTTGTGGGCTATAAAACTGGCCCCACTTCCTCCCGGGTTCCCAAAATGCTGATCAGTAATCGTATAACTTTCGTCAATGCTGTTAACTATCGCCGCACCATTTAGGTGAGATGCTACTGCTATTGCTAGTGTATCTGTTTGAGTAGGAGTCAACGGCCCTAAGTCTAGAGACCCATCAAAATCCGCTGCGGTAGATTGAGACGAGAATACATCTAAAGGCGAAGCGGCCCAAGGGCCTTCGTATTCTGTATATTCAGCCCACCATCCACCGCTAACGCTTTGCTGTACATCAACAGCGGCTTCGCTACCATCTGATATCCTATAGTACAAAGTCGTAACAATACTTGAAGCAGTGTCGGTGGCAGTAGCAGCTATAAGCCAGCCTGTAGGCTGAGTGGCTACCCCATTACCTCTATATATAAGTGTAAGTAAGTTCCCCGCTGTAGCTGTTGCAGCGAAAGTCAGAGTACTAACGAAAGTACCGAAGTTCCCTGAAATTCTGTCTACAGTTGGAGTATTAACTATATCTCTGTAAGCCATTTACACATCTCCTGCAAGCACGTGTGAGTATTTCTCAAGCCACGTATAGTCATCTGTTGGCCCTGTCGCGTGATATTGCGTAGAGCTATTATAATTTGGAATATTTGCAGCTCCCCATACGTCAGGTATACCGTCACCTGAAGTATCCGTTACTGGCGCAGGCGCACCAGCAGCGAGGTCATGCCATGAATTAGGCCAAGTCAGATCATTGGCGCTCAAATAGTTACTGGTAGTTCCCCACTTAGCGATAATTGCCTGATCTACGGTATCCCTGAGTGTGGCGCCTAGCCCATCTGGGCCTGCAACACGAGTTGCCCCTACATCTGGAAGTAAGGTACTTTCTACCCAAGCATACGCCGTAACATCTGTTGGGCCTAAATCCTCAACTGTCGCTATTGGGCCATGCGCTGAGAAATCCCACTTAGTAAGTGCTTGAATTCTATCATCAGCTATTTCGCCACTAATATATTCGTGCTCTAGTACGCTCCACTGTTCGTCTGTAGCAGCCTTACGTGCGACACCTAAATTATCGTGGTGGTAGATAGTGTCGTCTGGAAAGTCAGTCACACTCCCGTCAGCATTCCACACACGAGTTTCTGAAGAGGCAAAGTTACCGCCTCCGGCCCCTGTATTTGGATTAGGGGTATACGTATTACTATTAGCCCCAGCTCTGCCGACATTACCTTCAAAGTTTATTTTTACGTCACCTGTAACCCTACCAGTTCCATCTAAGTACACACGGTTAGGAGAGTGCCCTCCTCCCCAATTCCATACAGCGTTATTAGTAGTTTCCAAGTCCCCTATACCACCATCGTAGTAACTAGCATAAGGTGTCCTGTAATTCAATCCTGCAAAGTATGTTTTGTGTATATTGACACTGGATCTTTCCCCACTACCTCCACGGAACCCTAAAAACAAACCAAGGTTATGACTAGACTCACCCTCGGCTGCATCTCTTATACCGTCAGCTATAATACACTTATTAAACGTAACCCTTTTATTAGCGTATGAATGAGGGGTAGACCCAGAGCCAAACTCTGTAACACTTGCTACTTCATCGCCTGCCCAAGCCATAGACAAATGGTCTAAATAGACATCATCTGCACCCCACACTGTAAAGGTTTCTTGGTCACTGTCTTGAGGCTGAGGAACACCAGAGATACCACTGCCTGCTCTATGCCTGATATGCCTGATCAAGACATTACTGTAGTGTTCAGTTAAAGAGAAGGCTCCATAGCCTATTTGTACAGGGTATCCTACTAGGCAAATTCCATTAGGGGAGGTCTGCCCAAAGACAGAGATGTAACTGGATCTCACAATAAGAGAAGATTGTAGAACTATCAATCCCGAGACTTCAAAAACTACGAATGTCCCGTCACGGTCATTAGGCGTACCATCCCCAACAAGTGCATCTCTCAAAGAGCCTGCACCGCTGTCATTAAGATTAGTTACTTTACGTACTGTCTGAGTACCTGAATAGTCAGCAGCTCCCCTTGCAAGAGAAGCAAAGCCTTCTGCATTAGGGAAAGCTCGTAATGCTCCAACATCACCCAAAGCCCCCGCAGTCCAGCCGCTAGGAACTCCAGTAAAATATGCTTCTACCGTGCTGTTATTGCACAGCACTAGATCATTACTTGTTAATGTCACGTTAGGTGCATTCTTAGCCATGATGTACTCCTCTTAAAATATTGATTTCATGAAACTTGGTTGAGGTATCACCATCCCGAAGATGAGTGCTCCTATAATGAACCAGTACACAGGAACCCCTGTAGTGTTCTCTGTAACCACGTTCTCCACCTTACCCTTAACGTTGGCACCCTTAGACTGTACAGCGTCCTGAGAGGACTCTACGTGGGCTTGGTGGGCATATACTTCTTGTGTAGACTCCTGTAACTGTTTAGAGCCGCAGGCAGTTAATAGTACTATAAGTACAGTCAGTTTAAATAATCGTTCAAATAACCGCATCTTTCTTTACCCTCGCTGTAGCTCTCTTCTTAGTTTTAAACTCAGGAGTAGGTACAACCTCTTCTTCCATTGCCTCAATTATATCATCTATAATCGGTGTCTCCTGTGTCTCTAGTTCAGTGAGTACACATACTAGAGTTTCCTTAAGGAGTGCCCTTTTACTGGCAGAGTGTCTAGAAGAGTTAACTAAACTTGTTAACTTAGACCTGACTGAACTCAGTGTACCTAATGGATCTCTTGGTAAGTCTGATACTTGCATGTTACTTCCTATATCTGCCCATCACGGATAGCATGTTATTGCCTCCTGTAGCAGCCTGTTGATTGAATTGATTACGACCTGTACCTAATGGATCAGCCATCATCTTATTATACCTATCTACTTGTACTTTAGTAATAGCAGCCTTTTCACTAATAGACATTAAGTCCATTAATACCTTAGCACCACCAGCTAATGCATCAAGTCTATCGTCGTGTATTAAAGCGTCACGGTCTCTAGTTATCTTCTGCAACTGGAAGAACATCTGGTATACTGCACGTTTCTCAGTAGGGTACTTCTTAGAGAGTTTTATATCTAACTCAGGTAGGTTATCATTAAAGATAATCCTGTGCTTCGCCATAAGAGGCTCTAGAGTGTCGCATATACGTAGTTCTTTCTGACCCACTACATGGTCATCCTCT